CACGAGAGTGGGAGGAGCCTAATTTTAGGCGGCCCCGATTCCCTGTCTGGACATAACGTCCAGAGCCCGCCTGATCTTACGATCAGGGACACCAATCCAAGTAGCTTTGTAACCCGTTACAGGTTCAAAAGAGGACGTAAGTCCTGTGCTACTTGCCCCGTAAAGGGCGCTGGCTAACATGGCACCTGGTGAGAAATTACACCAGGGAACCACGTTAGAGATTGGCATCCAACCTTTGTAATATCGTATACCATGGAGAAGAACAGAGGGTAGAACCTCTGAACTATCCAAGGTACCGTGTATTACAAGGTCACCTAGATGGTCAGGTCCTTTAAGCCGACGGATATGATTTGGCAAGCTAGCCAAACCAAACCGATAAAGCCTCCTAATGAAAGGAAGCCGGCTACGACAATGAACGTCTGGACGAGCCACACTCCAAATGCCGTTAAGAAAGGAAATCCATTTCGCAGGTTCATCAATGTCTCCGGTTATCTTGTAGGTACGAACATCCACATTACTGTGGTAATCGCCTCCACAAGATTCCCGAAAAGGACCATCGATGAATGTCTTCTTCAAGTTTGGCTGAAAGCCGCACCATCGAAAGACAGCGAGTACATCTTCAGCTACCTCAATAGGGACGACGCAGTCATCACCGTATTGGCCTAACAGATCGGCACGAACTAACTCATCAGGGTCAAAACCCCGACGCTTTAGAACGATTCGACAAATGGAGTTATAAATGAGTGTTTCAAGCTCAAATGTAAAACCATTTCCCATGGATGAAAACTTCTCAAGTCTATGCCACTTTCCATTCACGAGAGTGAATGGCGAGCGGAGAGAGCTTAAGAGTTCAAACCAGAGCGGAGGCATTAAAGCTTTCACAAGCTTTAAGCTGATTAGGTCAGAAGCGGACGTAAGGTCGATAGTGGCTAAGCCACCATGGGAACTCCCCCAGCGCGCCATCATACGATGGCGAAACTGGTCACGTTTTAAATCTATTAAGAATTTGCGTTTCAATCGTTTCCGAATGAAAGAGCCTATTCCTAATTGATAAAAAACGTTGAGAGAGGGCTCAATACAGATACCACGACGTTTGAAACCGTCTTTTGGTACTGTAGTGAACCGATTACCCCGAACCCGTTGAGGTTCCGACCAGTTCTCACAATAGTCTTTAAAACTATAACCGATGCCCTGACGTTTGTGACGTACAGAGCGGGCCCAGGCAGTTTGTTCCCAATCAGGAATAAACGGCCAGGCCTCGGGTGTGAGAACAGGGAGGTTGGAGTTTTTGTCAGCTATCAAGTTGACAGGTCTCCGTTCGCTGAACGTGGCCCCAGGTCCAAAACGCACATCACTGAGCTCCTCGAAATCGGGGAGTTTTCCGAGGCACCAAGCAATCTCTTTTCGCACATCCATGAAGAATTCATGAATGCGTAAATCGGATGAGGTCATAAGACCTTTATCCAATAAAAGATTGTCGATGCGTCGGTTAGTGATGTAATTCGCCGTTTCACAACGGAGGAATTCGTCTTGGGCCATTTTCTCTAAGGGCAAGCCTGTGTCCAGAGTCTCGATCTTCCTAAGAAGATCGCGAAGCTGGGCATGCTGCCAATAGGACTCGGGGTCGGTGAAGTCACCGGGCGCTACTTTGATTTGATCAAAGGCGAGCCAATCCCTTTTCTCGATGGCGGAAGCCATTTGGTTAGAGAGATTGGTGTTCAAGTCACGCGCAAGGCGCGCGACTAGGGTATAGAGTTGCTCCATACTCTGCTCCTACTACGTTATGGTGGACCCGGCTACAAACTGTAAAGTTAGGTAGCCGAGAAACCGTTGATAAGCATATCCTTGAACAAAGTCGAGCCGATCAGAGTCTGCACATAGGCAGCATAATCGGCGGCGAAAGCGTCAGGGGCGTTATCAGGTTTCGTAGCGGTGAAATTGAACGGGATACTGCCACTTACCGAAACCTTGCCCGTCACTGCATCAGTGACAAACAGGGGTACGGAAATGACACCGATCAGTTTCTGAGCTGAACGATCAGCGTTTCGTCGATGCGACACAGTCATACTGGGTTGAGCAGCAGGGACCGGTGCAACAGACTGGGCTCGCCAGAGTGCCGGAGTATCTCCGGACGCTGGGACGAGACCTTTGAAGACAGTGTTAACTGCAGCTGCGTTTTTTGCTGTGATATCAGCGAGTTGGGGCATATAAGCTCCGATTGGTTGGTTATTTTGGCAAACGCCATTTGGGTCCCCGAGTCATCGGCCGAATCTTCGGTGGGTCCTTGGGAGGATCCTGAAGTTTCTGCTGTAACAAGGAGAAGGTTACTAGGGCCTTGAAGAGGTCCGCACTGGGTAGCTGGAAAGGAGGAAAAGAAGGCGTAGGAAAACCTAGCTGTCGATCAACGGTTAGTTGTTCGACTCTTCTATCATACCAAACCAGTTGACCAGTTACAGGATGTAATTCCCGTATTTTGCCGACACACGTTCGTTTTGCAAACGTAGTCACATAGGCGTTCTCTACATCATAACCTACCAAGTCTGTTAAGGACTCGAGATAGGTGCCAACTGGTACGAACCAGTTAACGATAAATGAGTAAGGAACGGCATCCCATGCGATTGCGGCGGGGTTGATGAGACCGAGATCACTGAGTAAAGCCAAGTTAGGATTATTCATCCGACCTTGGGCGCCTACCATAGCGCCTAGTTCAATTTGAAGAGTAGTCTTCTCATTGGACGTATTATATTTTCGAGAATATATAATACTGCTTTTACCCCTTACGGGGCTACTCCTATGTGCGCCATCAAGCACATTAATCGCCGCATAAATGTCCGTAATCAGGGGAAGCCAACCGAAGACGCCTTCTAAGAATAAGTCTCCCGACTTTTTCTTATAATAGAGCTTCTTTCGTTCAGCTTTCCAGATTAAGGCCTTAGATGCGCCGGTGATCATGGAAAGGCTTTTACGCCAATCCAGAAGGGTCAGGCCTAGGGCCGCCTTCCTTCCCTCCTTCAACCGTGAGACCGCTTGGCTGCGGGCTAACGTTACAACATTCGCAAGTTTGCTGTAATCTGGTCCAGTGAGTTCGGTATGCATATAAGTTGCATCATTCACTTGCTGGCCATGTGTTGTGTTAGGATAGGGATTCTCGTTACGTGTGTTGAAGTAGTAAGGTAGAGGTGCCTTGTAAGGGGCTCTCTGCACTTCCCACTGTCGACTGTAAGTAACAAGACCATCAAGTCTCGACGTATACCTGGTCATGATATAAGCCGCCCACCATAGAGTTCGAAGAACTTTGCAATTAAGCAGTGGGTCGTATGGGTCTTCAATCCATACGAAGAGAGATAGGTTCCCTCAACATCAAACTGAAGAAATGGCATAAATGTCCTTTCTAGGTTGGATGGAG